GTCATGCGGATATCTCCATCAAAGTTATTGTTGATTGTGCGCCACCTTGCGACCATCTAATAATTGTTCCTGCATTAGCAGAATAATAAACTGTATAAGTTGTTGCAGAAGTTGTTGCTGGTGAGTCTAAATAATTAAATGCTATGGGAACAATAGACCTAGTAGCACTTCCATACAAATTTCCCATTCCATTACCACCAGCACCAATATTAGTTGCCCCTCTAAATACTGTTACAAATGCTTGTTGGGCTATTGCACCATTATCAAAATTACCAGATACAACAACATATATTTTGCTACTTGATGAAGTTGGAGTAATAGTTGCGGCTAAAGTAGTAGTAACAAGAGACGTTGATGTTGTAGATTGTTCTGTGGTTAAATTTGCTGTTACAACTTGCAACACAGACCCCGTAGGCAATGTAGCCTTTGGTATGGTTTGTGTTCCTGTAAGTTGAGCCGCTGGTAGTCCAGTTGCATTAGTCAACACCAAAGCCGAAGGCGTACCTAATGCTGGAGTTGTTAGAACGGGTGAAGTTAAAGTCTTATTAGTAAGCGTCTGAGTATCAGTTAAACCCACCACAGCACTAGCAGGATTACCTACTCCACCCGCAGGGAATGTAACGCCACTTGTTCCATCTATGATTGTTGGCATATTAGTTTCCTTCTAATGCCGTAATACGGGCAGCTAGAGTTGTGATTGTTGCGGCTTGTGCGTCAACGATTGTTTTTAGTTCTTGAATGGCGGCTGTTAATGTGGCTACTAAGAATGATGTGTCAATGCCTTGGTAAACAGGAACAGTTCTTGTACCCATTACCGCAGGGGTAGTAATATTTCCTTCTTTGTCTTTAACTGCTGGTGTTACTTCGTATTCTTCTTGACGGGTTGCATCTTTATCGCCTGATACACAATCTGGTTTTACTTCTGCCAATTCATGGGCAATAAAGCCCTCTCCATCAGAACCATTTACTTTCCACTTGTATGTAACGGGTTTTAATAGTGCAACTTTAGCCAAAGCACCCGTCATTGGCGTAATGTTTTCTTTAAGACGATAGTCAGATGAAGTGTTGTATGTTGTATTTGTTCCGTTTACAGAAATGCTACCAACATCCGAACCTTGTCTTCGCAATCTAACTACAGCACCATCAGTAGTAGCCCTGTTAAAAACAGCGCAAGTGTCACTATTACCAGTTGCATAAATTTGACTAGATGTACTAGAATTGTTAAGAGCAATTCCTTTTGAATCGCCTGAACCTGCTGGAGTTTCGCTTGTAGTACCAACCATAAAAGTACCATTAGCCACAAGACGTACACGTTCTGTATCAGACCCAGGTCTAAATACAATATAACCAGTTGAACTTGAGTTTGTAATGTAAAGTGGGTCTACAGTTCCAGAGCCTTGGAGATAAAGTCCTGCTTGGTTTGCTTGGATTCGGATACCAGCATTACCAGAAGCAGTGTTGTAAGAACCAATTAAATTATTGTTGTCTGTGCCAGAAGCAACAATTTTAAGATTGGTAGGGTTTGAAGTAGTACCAACCAATAAATTACCAGAGGAGTCAATACGCATACGCTCGTTAGCCAACCCATTTGTGTGAAAACTCATTACATCGTTTTCTTGGTTGACAATTCTTAATGCAGTTGTCCCACCCTCAACGCCAATAAATGAACCATCAGTATTGCCAGTACCAGTAGAGGCATTAAGCATTTGTATATAACCATCTCCACCATATACGCTTAGTGGCTTGTTTGGCGCAGTAGTACCAATACCAACTCGTTGTGAAGTATCAACAGTAATCGCAGTAGTGCCAGCAGATTGCAAAGTTAGCGCAGTAGCAGATGCAGATGAAAGTGAACTGATAACTGGTGTGGTTATCGTAGGGCTAGTTCCCAATACATTAGCACCTGTACCCGTAGAAGTTGTTACTCCTGAACCCCCAGAAGCAACAGGAAGAGCATTGGTTAATGTAACTACTTGAGATGCACTGATGCTCAATGCTGTAGTACCAGCCGTTTGTAGAGCTAAAGCACCAGATGTGTCAGCAGTCTGTACTAACCCAGCTGATGTTGATGCGTTTATGGTAGTAGTCATTATTGTGTTCCTTCGTCTGCGGGAGTAGGCGTGTTGCCTTCAGCCACCCATGCTAAATATTGCTGGTAGTCGGTGTTGTCTGGGTCAAATGGGATAGATAAGTAGTTATCTTTAACTACACTTACAACTGCACCTTCTAAATTTTTTACTTCTTTATACATTTTTATAACTCCGCAGAATAATCTATATATGCAGAGGCATTGTTGTTTGCTTGCAGTGTATAAACTCGATATTGCGTTGCACCAGATACAGTAAAACTTACCTCTGGTGTTATTGCGCTATTTTGTGTAACGCTTACGGCAGTAACTGCTAATCCTGTTACGCTATCTACCATACGAACATTTGATACAGTAACTGATGGCGTAGAACGCATTACAACAGGTAAATTTGGATAGCCAACAGTAGTTGTAGTATTTGGCGTTAAGCAAGTCATTCCCAATTGCGAGTATGTTGAACTTGCCAAATTTTTCCAATAATACCTCTGACATAACTGCAACTCAGTACCATAAGATCTGTAATCAAAAGATGTTGCGGTACTGCCTTTTTCTAGTTGTACGCCTGTGATGTAGAAGGTTGCACCATTTGTAGAAATTAAATTTGTTTGCCCTGTTGCACCCTCACTAGTTGAAGATGTCCAAGTACCAGCAGTATTTACACGGCTACTTCCAGCACCAAGACTAAAACTAACTGTCATTCCATTGCCGTTTGTTTTAAGCCATGTGCCGCTTGTGTCTCCAGTAATCGTTACTGTTTTATATTCAAAGGTATTTGCAGATGAAATGGTATAACTAAAAGGATAAAACCTATTAAAAGCATCATTTTGAATAGCACCGCCAAATGTTCCAGTAAGACTAGAACGCACCCAAAACGATAAAGTAACTGTTGAAGCACCAGCCGCACCAAATCCTAAATCGGCTACGTTGTAACCTTCAATGTTTTGTCTAAACAAATAAGCATCGGTTGATGCTGGAGTCGCAGATGTGGTGACTGTACAAACTACTGAATTGTTAAATCCTGTTGGCGCAGTTGATGATTGTTGTGCAGTAAAAACACCAGCCGATGAAACTCCACGACCAGCAAATCTATCTACAGGATAAGTTGCGGTTGAACTATTTACAGTAACACTAGCCCCCGCATTACGCTGGTCAATCACCATTGCACCATTGATGATGCGGTTCTTGTATCCATCGTAATTCACACCCGTACAACTTGTAAGAACACCGCTTGCTGGTGTTCCTAGTGCTGGGGTTGTCAATGTGGGACTTGTTAAGGTTTTGTTTGTCAGAGTATCTGTAGTTGTTTTACCAACCAGAGTATCGGTTGCTACAGGAAGAGTAAGCGTGTTAGTACCTGCTACAGCAGGTGCAGATATGGTTATTGCCCCACTTGTGTCCCCAGAAATAACTACTGATGCCATATATATCCTTTAAACGACTACCCAGCGACTACCGCTGGAGAGAGTTACAGCTTGACCTGATGCCACGGTAACGGGACCAGCAGACATACCTGAGTATCCTGCTGCAATAGTGTAGCTTGCAGATACTGTTTGACTATTAACCACAATGCCATTTAATGCTACTGGGACTGATGCTTGCAACTCACCAGTACTAGGTTTATACAATAACTTAGCATTGCCTGTAAACAGAGTGGATGCTGTTCCTGATGTAGCGTTTGCAAACAGTGGATAGACGTTAGTTGCTGTGCTTGTGTCGTTGCTCAGTGCCGCACCACCTACAGATGCCCAAGCAGTACCGTTGTATCCTTCAAACTCTACTGACGTAGTGTTAAAGCGAAGCATTCCACTTGCAGGAGTTGGTCGTTGACCAGTCGTACCCTTGCTGATGCTTAATGCACCAGTTGAAGTAAATGATGAATCAGCTGTAGCAGTAAGAGTGGTAATTGTTGCAGCAGCAGGAGTAGTAGCACCCACTGTTCCATTGATATTAACTGTTTGAGCTGCTGAAAAAACATTAGTCTGATCTAGTATTGCCGTGTTACTAAGAACAGCAGCTACTAAACGTAACTCTACTTTATCTCCAGTAACAAATGCACTAGCCGTAGTGTTGTCTTGTGCTCTAACAATAGTAAATGTATCAGTAGACCTAGCAGTTACTTTAACAATCTCAATTGTGTTAGTTACATTAGATAGTGTGCAATAGAAATAGTCACTACCACCTAGAGTAGGAAACAAAGCACCTTGCCCAGTAGCCACAGTAAGACTAGTAGCACCACTAGCAATGCCTGATGCTAGAGTAGATGTTGCATTGTTGGTGAACTTTATAGCCATAATAATTCCCTATTAACCAACAGTGATAGTCCAATTAATTGTCAAAGAATCATTAGCACCTTTACCAATAGCACTAAACACTACATGCGACAACATAGTTCCACCAGACGTAGTGTTATTAAAGATACCTGCCTCAGTGATAGTGCCTGTACCTACACCAGCAGCAAATAATTTAGATAGACTTACAACGTTTGTAGACACACTAGAACTAGTGTATGCAGCACGAGTTAACTCAGTACCAAGAGCTGTATCACTCACTCCAGCAGGAGTACTGTTAGTACCTATTGCTATAGCAGTGAAAGGAGATGTACTGCTACTAATAATGGCAGAGGCTAAGAAGTTCTTTCCTACTTGAACAATTACATTCTTTTTTTCTAAGACTATTTTGTCGTTTAATAGGATCTCTACTTCACCTTTTAAATTAATTGTTTCGTTCATTTTAATTTATCCCTAAAGAATTAATTGCTGAGCCATTGATTGCTGATGATGAGATTAAAACACTAGTGACTGTTTCAGAAATAGAAACACTTTCTGCATTAGTATTGTTAGCTCCCAATGAAACTGACTCAGAGACAGTAACACTCTCACTTTCTGCTGCTCTAACAAATATCTTTGCTAGAACTTCAGTTACATCAATAGGCTCATTAGGCTGTTGAGTGTAGTTAATTGGAACAAAAGAATCTGATGATTCTGGTCTAACCCACACAGGGGCTTGGATGTCTGCTATACCATGTACAAAGTCTTGTGGTTGTCTAGTCTCCCAATCTTTATGACAAACTATTAATCCATCCCAACGAGTTTTTAATTCGTTGTTTTTAAATACACGACCACACACATCACAAACAGCTTTCCAACCACCGTTATCCCAGTTGGATTTGTAAGACACAGTTACACCCTATCAGATTTATTGTCCAACTTGTCAAAAATCTTTTCAATCATCTTTTTAAGTTCTCGAACATCTTCCCGATAGTCATCTTTAGCAACGTACTCTTTGGGAAGATCTTCTCTTAATTTAGCAAGATCACTTTTAAGTTCTTTAACAGCATTCCACAGTTCACGAGCAAACCAACCCGTGACTGAGGACACAAGCACTAAGCCAGCATTTAGAAGGCTTTGATAATCCATTACAGATTTGTACCCTGTTTAGTTAATCTCAGGATGATAGTAAATACTGCCGTACCTGATGAGTAACCTGTAGTCAAAATGTTAATAGTCCCTGTTTTACCAGTACCTGCATTGTTAGTTAGTCCACCTAATTTTTTTAAATTAGAAAAACCAGATCCAACAAGAGCTACAGCTACAACATCAGCTGTAGCATTCCACAACAGTTGTACTGACAATGGACTACCAATTTGGTATTCAATGTGCTCAATCTTTACTGCTGTAGGAGTAACACCATAACCACCTTGGTTAATGCTAGACATTGCAAGTGCAGCAGTAGAACTTAGATTTGAAGTATCTAATACTCCAACTAGTTTTACTGCCACATTGCGTGGACCTTCTTCAAGGATTTGAGTTGTAAATGAATTAGCCATGTAACTCTCCTAATTAATAGGCGCGAGTTTGGGCAGACAACATAAAGTCAACAATCATATCCGCAGTAGTAGGTGCAGTAGCAGCAGCTTTACAACCAAAGCCCATGCCCATGTTTGTAGCATTGGGGAATGTAGCAACCATAGTACCAGTAGAAATGCCTACATCAACAGAGCAGACTTTTACATCATTTACAAAAACATCAATGTTGCCTCTACCATCGTAGTACCAACCAAGTTTAATAAAAGTACCACTAACAAGAGTAGCAACAGTTGTAGTAGCAGTTGAGTAAGCAGTAGCAGCTAATGAAGCACTACCTTTACGAACAACAAAAGTAATAGCTGAAGAACCAGCAGCTTTGTTGAAGTAGATACCATCAGTAGGAGTTAATGCAGCCATAGAAGCAGCTACACCAATTTGTAGTTGATCGTTAGCAGCAGTAGTTGCTTTAAATGCAGTGTAAAACCAAGCTTGTTGTGTAGGAGGAGCAGTGGCAGTAGTTGTATTAGTAGCAATGTTGAAATTAAGTGGAGTGCTTTGAATAGCACCAATGTCACTAGTAACACTAGAAGCACCACCAGTTGTAGAAATTAATCCACCATTACCAACAACTAAACCAATAGTTTGATGGGTTGTAGTGTTAGTAACAGTCCAATCATTAGCAACATATTGGAAAAAATCTTCAAAATCTAAAGAAATGTCTGTAGGATCAGGAAGGGGAAATTGACCTAATGTAGAACCAATTGCTTGTGTTGATACACCAGAGGGGAAACGGGTAGGAGAAGCCATAATAAATATTCCTTTGACGTTGTTTAAAACAACGCTCTATTGCTAGAGCGTCATCGGAGATTACATTCTATATTACATTTTCTTTTTGTACATAGATGCTTTTGGAGCCATTTTCTTAGCTGCCATCATCTTAGCCCCACTCATTTTTTTAGCAGGAGCCATCTTAGTAGATGCCATTTTAGTTGGCATCATTTTCTTTTCTTTCATTCCGTAAGCCATGATAATTTTCCTTTATAAAAAGAACCCCCTCTTTTTAAGGAGGGGGATGTTACTAATAACAATTAAGGACCATTGGATCCAAAGATAGCACGGGGATCAGACCAACCAAAACTATAACGCTCGTAGCCTTTGGCTTTAACGTTCATAGTATCAAAGTCATTGTCTTGATCAAACGTGACAGCATGACGCTCATAGTACTTCAAACCAGTGCCACCAGGAATGGTATTACGGATAAACCAAGCATGAGGAGCTGTGAAGTAATGGTTCACTTTGAAACCACCAGGAATGTAATTGCCAGAGTTAATGATGTTTAAATCATTATTGGCATTACCTGTCTGATACTGTGTTTTCAAAATGCGTTGAGCATTGAACACTTCTTGACGAGGAATGTGCAAACTGTTTGGTTGAATAGCGACTAACAAACCACGGTCATTTGTTAGACCCATGATTGCAATCACTGCATCTTCCAAAGCAGCCTCAGACAAGTCAACATCAACTGCTGGCTTGTTAGAGAATGTACCACCTGAAGTATTTGGGTGGGCAGTAGAGCATAAAGATACACCATCACCACCTAAATATGTGCTGTTAAAAGCACGGTTGTACACGTTAGCAGCAATGTTTTCTTTCGTTTGACGGAAAGACATAGCCAATGCAGCAGCACGTTTCTTGGATACTTGCTCATACAAGTTGTCATCCATTTCTTCCTTAGTCACGATATAACCCATTGCGTATGCAACGTGTGTATAGCGAGTTGTGAAGCCTTGGATCTCAGAGTCATAGGCAGTGCCTTGACCTTCAGACTTAACTGGCACTAACCCGAAGCCAGACAGTTGAACGTCTTCCTCGTAGTTCATAGTAGAGGTGTCTTTGTCAAACAAATCACAGTACTCTTCTGGGTGCTCATCATAAGTTTGTCCCCACCAAGCCTTGATACCAGGCCATAGTGCTTTGGGATGCGATGCGGTTGTAATTACTCCAGCCATGATTTAATCTCCTTAATTAGACTGCAAGGTAGTTCACGACAGAGCCAGAAGCTGAGCCGATAGTACCGTATTCGTGGTAGTTAAATTTGCACAATACACGAACATAAGGACTAGCTGCGCTAGTTACTTCATTGTCAGTACGTTGTACAGCACCTAACATGCGGATTGGCAAAGTAGCCGTAACTGCTGGTCCTGTGAGAACCATATCAGAGTAAGGCACACCATTAGCCAGAGACGTCTGGTTAGCAGCGGAGATGGTCACAGCAGCATTCAAAGACAATTGAGCTTGAGTAGCACCAGTGCTATCAAATTGAGCTTCAAACAAGACAAAAGGATCATCCACAACATAGACATAACGCACACTAGTACGAGTACCAGCAGCAATATATGCCTTCTCTAAAGACAAAGAGTTACCAACCAAGCTTACACCTGGATCAGCAACACGAATGCCCACAATAATACCCAGAGGCAAAGCAGAAGTAGTAGTTGCACCACCCCACTTTTGGATGTAACGAATACCAGTAGTATCCGAACCAGCTCTAGACATTACACAATCACCAATTGCATAGCTATTGGTAGTGTCAGCAGTAGGGATAGCATAGAGCCGACCCTGCTCATTCCACTTGCCACCTAGCAAGTTACCAACAGGACTGAACCCGTTGGCTTTATTTACGTTAGCCATTTAAGACTCCTTTAAAACGTTAGTTAAGTTTGATGCCGTCCCTAGGGGTGTAGAACGATGGATTTTCTCCAGTAATCTTACCCTTACGAATAGCAGCGTCAATAAGATTGTTTTTAGCCTGAAGTTCGGTTTGATCTTCCTCATGCCATTCTTGCCGAATCTTCATTAGATAACCGTATTGCTCCGTGCCTTCAGCACGAGGATTTACAAGAAATCTAATTCTTTCTCCGAGGTCACCATTACGGCTAACCACATTCTCACTCACGCCTCCAACTTCATCTGGTCTTACAAACTCGTAGCCATTATCCATAGCTGCTTGTATGCGTCCACCTGTGTCTGTAAAGACATGTAAGTGGTAACCATCTATTTGTTTTTGGACATTTATCTTAGCTTCCGTGCCGTTAAACACGTTACGTTTTTTACGAGTTGTACCGTTTAGTGCTGGTGTAGGAGCAGACTCTACTGTCTTACGTTCTTCTATCTTAGCTACTAAGCGATCACGTTTTTCAAACTCATTTAGTGCGCGGGGCATATCAATTTCCTTTAAGTTATTAAATTAATTCCAGTCAAAATCAGCTACATACTGTTCACGAGTCATAAGCTTTTGCTTAACAAACCGATCACAGGCTGCTTTAGCTTCTTGGGGGAGGTTGTCATAGGATGGAGCATTACTGCTGCTACCACGACTTGCTCTACCTGAGCCTGATTCCACTCGACTAGATGGGTTTTTCTTTTCCCCAAACTTATTTGGAAATTCTTCTGCTAACACTTCATCAAGCTTATTTAAAAATGCCTGTCCTTTAAGCAAAGGGAACTCTAATCGAAGGCTTTCACCAATACCGTTAACTATGCCAGTCATCCGCTTGTCTTGCCCAAACCAAGTGTTTTTATCCAACCACTGTTGTAGTCCTGGATCAACCTCTTGACTTACTGGGGCAGCACTAATTGGTGTCTTGTCAGCATCTTTAACTGCTTGCTTAGCATCTTTGAGTTCATCTTTAGCTTGATCTAGGGCATCATCTAAAGCATTGACTTTCTGTCCGTCCCCATCGCTAATAGCTTGAGCACGGCTTTCTTTTATTGCTTGGATACGTAACTCATAATCTTGAGCTTTACGTTCATAAGCATCTTTCTGAAATCTCTTAAACTCTTCTGCTGCTTCACGAAACTCTTTGAGCTGTTCTTTGGTTGACTGCAAGTCTTTAATAAGGTTTTCATTATTCTTACGCAGAATAGGAAGAATCTCTCGACCACGCTTTACAAATACATCAGCATCAACCCAATCAGTCTCGTTTCCACGAAACCTTTCTTTTGGAACCCACCCTTGAGATTCAGCCTCTTGGCGTATCTCTGGAGTTGTTTCGTTACTAGTAACATTTTCTTCACTCATATCTTACTCCTATATTTTAAAGAATGTCAACTTACGTTTTAGCTAGGTAAGGATCAACCAGATCTACGTCAGCATCTAACGTACCTGTGATGTCCTTGTCGTTAATCATTCGATACTTGAATCCATCTTTACCCAAGTACAACAAACCTGCATACTTAGCAAAGATTACCTTATCCCCAACCTGACACCAAGGTGCAGGTTCATCGGCATAACATTGGTCACCCATAGAGACAACGATTCCAGTGGTGTTACCCATCTGTTCTCTATCTTTGGTTACCTCTGTTGTTAGGATAATTCCCCCTTCGGAGACTTCCTTTACTTCTTGGGGTTTGATAAGCACCCGCCAACCTACAGGATTAATACCGCTTTCATTGCTCATTTGTTTCTCTCTTTACTTCAAATAGGTCTTCATACTCTAAGTTAAGGATGATTGCAATTGCTCGGCATCTACCTTTAACCTCTTGCTCATCGTCAAACGTATTGTTGACAAGCCCCTCTTTCATGGCCTCACGGTCTGTACCTAGCATCTTCATCAGACGTTTGGTTACTGGATGATGTTTCCACTCATCAAAGTTATCGGAAGTTACTATTTCCATTCTCTCTCCTTAAAAATCCTCACTGAGGTAGTTGTGGCATCTCCACATTAAACTGACCTAAATCTTCTTTGCTACCTGCTATCATTTTTTCAAAGGCAGTATTCATAGTTTTGATGGCATTCATAACGCCTTCTCTACGTTCTCTTTGTAAACCAATTTGCATATTAATTTCCTGAATACGCATTCTTTCGCCTTCAGTAACAATACCAATCTTGATTTCTTCTACCTCTGCTTGTAACTTTTGTATCTGTGCTTGATCTAATTCTGCTTCGCCCATTAATTTAAGCAATGCTATCTTCATAGTCAATTGATCAGAAGCTTGTTTAGCTTGTAACTTCATTTGTTCTATCTGGAGTTTTGGATTAACAGGGGCAGGGATAGCATTTGGACCACTAGGATCTGGTAATAATCTATCAATGTTAGTAACTTTGAGTGCCTTGAGGAATGCGTACTCAGCTTCGTATCTGTTATATAAACCAGGAGTTGCTGCTACACGAGAAGCAATAGCAGAGGCTTGGTTTATACGTTGGGCTTCAGATGTAATACTTGGATCAGAAGTAGGCATAACATCAGTTACTGGTCCTTCGTAGTCAGATGCTAAGACCATACCAGAACCAGTCGAATCAGATACGTAAGGTGTATTTTCACTAACAAATATCTGGTTCAAACGATAGAGTTTACGGAACTCTTGTTTCAAACTACGGTGAGTTCGTTTAAAGATACCGTTAAATACTTTCATTCCTTGCTCAGCCATAGTGCGAGTAGTCTCAGCAGGAGTATTCTGTCCAGGATTCTGTCCAGAAAGAATATCTACAGAACCACCAATACGTTCACCATAGTTGATGAGTAGGTTAAGTAGCGTAAACATTACTTGTGAAGGCTCACGTACTGGCAAAGGAACAATGCCTTTCCGCAAATCATCTCCAGTAGTATCTACATGCTTCCACTCCATCGGATTAAATGTGTAGTTGCCACCACGTAACTTAATGCCACGACTAAGGAAACCACCAGCAGTGTTCGCCATCGTCCCAGCATCAACAAGCTGATTAATAATTGTATTAATAGACTCATTAAGAGGCCCAAGCAAAACTCCAAACCCAAGGTCATAAAAACCTCCATCTGGTGACGGAATAAATGGGTACTTGGTAAAGTATTGTTCTGCTCTGATACTAAGAACATCGTTGCTCTCATTACGTTCAATGTCTTTTTGTGTGTACCTAGCAACAATACGAGCAACCTTCTTGTTGTCTCTACGCACGTACACAATGTAGGGTTCAGCGTACCCATCACCATCAAAATCGATATGGCAATGTTGTTCTAAGATTTCAGTTGGAGTGCTAGAGTCATTGGGTTCAGGAGGTTGCATACCCTGAGCTTTATCTTGTAATGACTGTAGTCCATTACCCATTGCAATAGACGAGTACTGTTGTTGGCGACCTTCACTTACACCTTCTAACCATAATCCACGAGCAGTACGTTCATAGATTTCATTCTTACTCATCTGTAAAACATGAGTAACACGATTAGCTGTCTCTAGACTTTTAGTCCAGTAGTTAACTACCAAATCTTTAGCTAATACATTTTCAGAAATATTGTGTTTGCGTATTGGATCATAGTAAGTTTTCTTAAATGCACAACCAATGATAGGTTGTGTAATAAGAACTTTATCCATCTCTGATTCCCAATCTTCATCTTCTTCAAGAAGTTGGTAAGACATGTGTTGTTCTACACGAGTAGCACGTAAAGTACGTAATCCGTCTTTGTCTTCTCCTACTACTCTACATTTGACAGGTAAGTCATTGTCTATGAGTACAGGATAACTACGAGCATGGTATTGCAAAGCAGCAATAGTGATAAGAGGGAACTTAACATTGGAAGCATTAGCCCAAGGAAAGTTTTTATTTTCAACTACTTGCAAAGCAAGTTTTAAAGAAGTTTCAGTACGTTTTTCCCAAGAACTTCTAGACAATAAATCATTGTCAAAGTCTTTAACAACTTGCATTCCAATTGTTTCAAGATCATCTTTGGATAAAAGATTAGCTATGTTTGGCTCGTATACAAGCTCATTAATATCAAACGTATTTTTTAAATTCATGTCAGTACCCACAGACTGTAGAACGCCCAGAGTCTACTACATTACTATCCCGAACAAAAGCCTCGTACTCTTCTTCCTCAAGCTCTTTCTCAGTTGGAGCTTCCCACATCTTATCGAGCATTAACCCCAGGTATGCCCAAGCGTCAACCTGATCGTCATGCTTATCTCTAGGAAATCTAAGAAGCTGATCTTCAAAAGACTGGTACCACTCAGCATCCTTATCAAATCTGCAAGCACCACTTCTCATACGAGCTTGGATACTTCTAGCACGGGTAAGTTTGTCACCACTAGGCTTGAGTAGAACAGTGTTGATGAACTCGCCCCGCTTAAGCATCTCCTCATTAAAGAAGGGTCCTAACGCTTTCTGGATGACACCTTGCTCAAATCCAAAGAGTACGGGCTTATATATTTTTTGAATCATAAAGATTGTATCTATGATCTCAAGACCATCCATACGAGCTTCTATGACATGTTTGCAGTACAGTTTGCCATCTTCGTCCATACCACCAACAGCAAAAGCTGAGTAGTCAGCCCTCTGAGACTGGGATACAGCTAAGTCACAGGTAGCGTAGAAAACAAGTTTCTTCTTCTGATCTTCTGGCTTCATAGGCACAAAGTCAGTCTTCTTAAAGAAGGTATCCCCTACATCTAGAGGAACATTAAGCATCTCTTGGGAGTAGACATCAGCTAATCCCTGCCTTACATAGTCTTCCTTTTGGAGTCTAAACTCGGCAGCAGTCTTCATCTCAGGCCAGAGTAGAACTTTAAAGTCATCCGTATGAGCACGGTATTTGACAGACTTCCAAGGTAAAACATTGAGAGAATACTCTTTCAAATCCTCTCGTATAAGGCTTTTAACTCCTCTATGGGAGTTGACAAGGGATGCTGGCATTAGATTCTCAAGCAAACTATCTAGGTGGAGAATAGTTCCAACAACCCTAATCTTGCCAGAGGAGGAGACACAGGGAATAAGAGCACCATAGAACCACCTCTTAAACTTCTGTCTCCTATCCTTATTCATAACAATTTCATCATTCTCCATATCATCGCCAATGATGAGATCTGGTCTAAGATTCGCCCACTTAAGTCCACGGAGCTTTTGCTCTGAACCTTTGGCTTGGATACGAAAGGTGTACCCATCTTCCATCTCTACGATAAGATCATCTTCAGTATCTTTAGGGAAAGATGAGACTGAGAATAGGGAGCGTAAGTCATCGTTGTCGAGTAGTTCTTTTTTGATGTCTCCAAGGAACTGGACTGCTTGGGTAACCGTATCGCTGACGATAAGGACATAACGAGATTCTCTAAATAGGACTGAAGCTAGGGTATAGGCGTGGGTTACAGCCGTAGACTTAGCGTGATAACGAGGAGCAGCTATGGCTACTTGCTTGATGTTACTAGTAACAAGCTCCCATATCTCTTTGTGGAACTGAGGAGTAGGGGCTGGTTTGTCAAAGTTCTTTCTAAGAACAGAGTTGACAAATCCTTCCATTACTTCAGCATTAAGTTTGCTCAATTACTCTAGCCTCTACATCTATAGTGTTCTTTTTCATGGTAGCAAATCTAGCAAACTCTTCAGAAAGCTTTAATAAACGCTCATCAATCGTTCTTTCTACTTCTTCTCTAACAGGATTCTCGTAAAGTTTCTGTTGTTTGGTCATTAGTTCTGTAGAAATCTTCAAAGCTACGTGAGCTTTGACTGGAATACGGATAATTTCTCCAGTTTTTTGGTCAAATTGAGCATCACCAAGATCTAATCTATCTTCTGTAGCCTTAAGAGCTTTGGTTATAACCCTTTTGAGGTTGGAATCCATCTGTTGAACATCTTCAGACTGAAGTTGTAGGCAATATTCTTTAAACCAATCGGTTACTTTCCAAATTTTTAGGGTAGCTAAGGGTATACCCGTAACAACAGCTGTCTCAGCCATGTTGCCAAGCATCAGATATGTGCTGACAGCCTGTAGTTTTTGGTTCTGAGTCCAGTGGGACTTCTTATATCGCTTATCGTGAGATGTTTTTCTACGCATAGGTGCTTATTATTTACGCATTTTAGCTAGGGTTTGTGCTAATCTTGCTTGTCTACCAACTTTCCCACCCTTTTTAACAGCAGCAGCTATCTTGGGACCTGGTATCTTTGTACCTAGGGGTATGCCAAGACTACGATGAAGACCACCTTTGTTCTTAGTTGCTTTAGCAATCCAGTTTTCTTTAGCCATTAGAGTTTCTCCGCAGTTTCGTGTGCTTGTAAAAGACCTCTTAAGCGTTCTATTTCTTTATCCCGCTCTTGTAGTTTGTGCATTAGGCTCTCATTCATATCAGCCCAAACTAGTACTTGACTCATACGCTCCTTGTGGTCGCGTCTCATCATCTCAAATAGTTGTTCACTAATATCGAGTTGCTTTTGGATATGGCTTGCTATGGTCATCTGTAACTCGCTGTTTTCTTTGCTATTGCTTTTGGTTGAGCAACGAATTGCTTACCAGCCGCTTTACCTGCTCTTTTTGCTTTGGTTGTGGCTGCATATTCAGCAGAAGTTAGAGACTTAATTGCCTTCTCAGGTAAGTATCTCTCCCCAGTTTTAGATGAGGGTTTACCCGACTTAGTACGCCACTTTTGGTCACCCCAGTCTTTTAGGGATTTCTGAGGAGCTTTCAACTTTTGTATCCTCCACCTGCTGCTTTGTATTTCTTAGCAACAAGCTGAGCTTTACGAGCTGACCATTGTCCAGCACCCGTACCTTGAGTTGCAGCAGCTTTCACCTGAGACACAATCCTCTTACGAAGACTAGGCTTTGTGTAGTTACCAGCAGCATTGACAGTAGATTTGGTTGCCATATTAACAATTCCAAGCACGAAGGGCTTTATTAATTCTGCTGTTGGGATCATTGGCTGTCTTAGCAGAAGTAAGTTTCTTCTTCATACCACCCATACGAGCACAGAAAGAATCTCTCCTAGAACCACCTTCAGGTTGAGGAGCTTTTAAACCTGGCTTACCAGGGTTAGCAGCATTGTAAGAAGCTCTGCCTTTAGCATTTAGTCCACCCGAAGGGGACTTGCCTTCTTTACGTTGCCAAGCTGGACTCTTTCCTCCACTGCTTTTTCCACCAGTACTCTTTTTACCTGTAGCCATAGTTACCTCCATGTTAGTGTAGGTACTCGCACATTACACCAGTTCTACCCAGGAGTCCAATCCTTTAGACTAGTATCTGTTTTCCCTACGGACTGCACTATATCATCCTCTCAATATTTGTCTACAGGGGTAGAGATATATATCAATGAATACTTTCAGTGGACTTGACAGGTATTTTGTAAAACAGGACACTGAGTGCTTCTTTCTTTTACTGTTTTCTTTCTTAGGTTCAGGTATATATCCCCCATATTGTTTGATGCGAGTTCTGTAAGAACGAGCATGTTTAAAGACTAACCCCCTCTTGTTTAAAAAGCTACAGCAGCGTTATAAGTTGCCATAAGTAATAATTAAGAAAAATATAATTTCCCCCTCCTACCCTTACTAAACTAATAAACCTAGGCTAAACAGCATAACAGCACCTCCTTATAGTTAAGTTAGTGCTCACTAACTAGGACTTTATACTACTGTGTTATTAAGCAGCTATATATATCAACAACTTATACAGCCCCCTATGTTACTGTTGTAGTACCTATCTAAACCTACATAACAGCCATTGTTTGGTATAGGTTTGTAGGCTGGTTAGTGCCACTTGTGAGTCGAATGCGTTGAAGAATTGACTGTGTGACATTGTGATTCCTACTGCGCCCGCCCCGCAGTCTGTGGTTGGCGTTGGCTACTGCGTAGCATGCCCCACGCCAGAACCCGCTAAAGCGGAACCTGTCATGTGTCAAGCGTGGGGTAGTTGTGTAGTGTTCGCGGGTCGGACTGGGTTCCGTTGGCTCGGAAGTTTTCACCCCCTCTTTTGTGAGGGGGATGAAAACCCCCTCGCTTTATCAACGAAACAAAGGAAACAAAATGTCTCAAAGTAAATTCGATTTCAACGCTTTCAACAGTCTCGTAGAGCACAAACCAGCAGGTTTGCAGATCTATTTGGCACAGCAGTTACTCTCTAACGCTCTTTGGAGTATGGAGAAATACGACAATCCTCGTCAAAACGAGGTTCGTGACGCACTCAATGCTCTCAAGACATTGCGTACTCAACTCAAGGCTGATGCACTCGCTCGTGCTTAACCTTAAATCAAAGGTAGTAGTTAAATCTACTACCTTTTTTTTTGTTCATAACTCTTGGAGATCACTATGCGTAAACACTACGATGTTACTAATATCTTTCAGCAGAAACTGGATGCTATCAAGTACGACTACACCTGGAAGGACTACTTAGCCTGTGTAGTTATGGCAGCTGCTGTAACAGTTCCATTTGTAATCTACCTCTGGTAATCACATGATGTATCACGCTATACATTTTGATGGCAAGGTCGTTGTACGACCTATGACTGATGGCATCACTGATGCGGAGTGGTTTCATGGATGTCGTTGTGTAGAACACTCTCTCTCACAGTACAAATTAACTGAGGCTTTGAAAACCAGACTGGATGTTCTGACTAAAGAACAGTGGTCTGAACTCATAAGCTCACTGGATGAGCCTGTCAATGTTCCTAGTAACAAATTCATATCAACCCGTTATGTCGCTGATAAATGGGATGCAGATAGAACTATCTATTGAAAGTTAACTCATGAATGAACGCTATTTACCTATATGTACTCACTGCTATGCAGTGCGTGTTGAACCACAAAGAGCTAGAGCATTACGTCCAACGTGTGCTGCTTGTGGTGAAGAACTTGCTAGACAAGTTAAGCACACCATTGTTCCTATGAATAAAAGCAACTACATGCTTGTCACTGACAGGTCAGTTTTATCTCAACTAAATCCCAAGGTAACCACATGACTAAGATGAAATCTTACAGAGAAGAAGTTCGTGAAGAACTAATAAAATCTCCAACCCTGTACTGTTGCTATTGCACAACAGAGAAGGGTGGGAAGACCCATTGTTGTAGTGAGTACCACTTTGTAGCCTTCAAAGATATGTATCCAAGTGACCAAGAACAGATGATTCTTGATCACGTTGGTGAGTATGAAGAGTGGGCTAAGAAGCAATGATTAGTACGCTCAGGCTGGCAAGCTGTGCGCCAACTACGTTGGCACTTGCTTGCTTAGCCTTCGCTTGGATAGATAAGCGGGACTTGCCGACTGCCCGCCTTAAGCGGGGGCAGATCGGCTTCGCCCTTTGTTTTACTCAATAGGAGTTAGCTATGAATTTAGATAAACAGTTAGATTTAGTTGATGAGATGCAATGGGAAGATAGTGGCAAAGTAGAGATGATCTCATTGGAAGATGCTGGTTTGGAAGAGCCAGTTTTAGCAGAAGAGACACACATACATGGTCATGTGTTTCGTAACGGCATTCATGCTTACCTTGATTGGTTCTATGACGGATCGATAGAGAATGACGATTACTAAGTACTGGACGATAGAAACAAATGACTATGACGATGTACTGGTTGAGGTTATTATCCCCGACCCTTTTGCCAGTACTGAAGAACCTACTGAACTATCAGTAGCTCAAATTAAAGAATTCACTCAACTCAGAGAGGCACTCAATGCGTAATCCTTCAACAACTAAACGTGGTCCTGGTCGCTACCACAAGCAAGGCCACAAAAAATCTAAAAAATCTAAGAAAGGTTAACTATGCCAAATTGGTGTGAAAACAAAATGACTATACGTCATACAGATCCTTCGATGATCAAACGAGCACGGGATGCTTGGATGGATCGAAGATTCCTTAAAGACTTTATTCCTATTCCACATGAGCTGTGTATAACTGCTGGTCGTGTTGGAGCTGATGACAATCCTGAACAAGTGTTACTAGTAGCACAGCAAGAAGCTAACCAAAAGAAGTATGGATACCAAGACTGGTTCACTTACTGTGTCAATGAGTGGGGTACTAAGTGGGACATTGGCTATGACGAAGGTGAAGACAATGCTCCATACAACGAGAACCAAGCTGAGTTCACAGTTAACTATATGTCTGCTTGGTCACCACCAGAGGCTGCTTGTTTCAAACTAGTGGCTATGGGCTTTGACATTACAAACTACTACTACGAACCAGGTATGGGATTCTGTGGTGTATTCAAAGATGGTGAAGATCATCAGTACAGCACTGGAGAAGCTCCTACAGAAATTCAAGAGATGTTTAACTTTGATGTTCCAGAAGTAGATCTAACTAGAGATGAACTTATCAACAAACTATTACAGGATGAGATTAGAGGAACTATAGATGATCTCAAATCTTGCATAGAAGCTATGGCTATGAATGGTGTAACTGGATACAAAGATATGTCTGATGATGAACTTAAAGAAGAGTACATCAATCGTGGGCTACATGAAAATGAAGACTCTGGTTTTACAGCTGAGAAGTTTGAATCAATCGAAGATCTTGGTGAAGACGGTGAAATCGTAGCACCAAGTATGTTTAATGCTGACAAATAAGTTTACTTCTGTAGCAAGTTCTAACGAGCTTGCTATGGTGGCAATCTTGCCGTAACTGTGGAGATAACTAAGTGGAAACTACTTCCTCCCCCTTGTACGCTGCTGCAACTGAATCGTTAGTTTCAGATGCTTCAGCTACTAGCACCTTTGAGAAGATGATACAGGTTGCGTATACGCATAGCACTGTAGACACCTTCACAAAGGAATTGAAAGACACTGAGAAGCTGATCAAGAAAGACTTTGAAATAAGTTCTATGCCTGGACCTTGGCGATCTGCTAAATCAGTTATCCATACTGCTATGAAGCTCAGCATTAGCTTAGTTGATGATAACGGAAGCTATTGCGGTAAGACTTATCTTCAAAACAAGATCAAGGAAACCAAACCTGACAAAGAAGAAGTTACTAACCAACAGTACATTGACAAAGTTCTCAAACTTCTTATGGAAATCCCAGGGCATCTTGATGCTAAGACTATCCATTCCGAAGTTAAAAAAATGTTGTTTGCCTAATGCTTACAAAAGCTATTGAAGTTCAGAAATACATTAGAGCCAGTGCAGGTAGGGCTGGTATATCTATAGTATTTGAAGACGCTAATGAGCCTAGGCATGATGGTAAAACCATCTATCTACCTAGGATTACTCATAAGACCACTGACATAGAACTACAGCAGCTGATGGCATCTGTTGACCACGAGGTTGCACATGATCGCTTTAGCAGCTTTGATGTTCTTAAGAACAAAGACCTTAATCCTAAAGGCATCTTGATGTTTGTATGGAACTTCATGGAAGATTCCCGTATCAATGTCATAGAAGCCAAGGAATATCAGGGTTTCAGAGAAAACTGGGATGACTGTAGTTCAATGCTAGTAGAGCAAATCCTTGCTCGTGCTAGTAAGAATACATCAGCCATTGCAAAACTCACTGTAGCCTTGATGTGTTGGGAGTCTGATCTAACAGCAGCTAGTTTTCCAAAGATTGGACTTGCTGCATCATCAACAACTCCCAATAAAAAGGTAATGGATGTTCTTAATAACTTCTCTGATCGTCTTGTTCATTGTCATTCGATACTGGATAAAAAGATAGGTACTGAAGCTACATACAAACTAGCAGAAGACATCCTAAAAGAGCTTGGTGATGAATGTCCTGAAGAACTACCAATCCCAGCTAAACCCAAAGAAGGTAGTGGTGATAGCAAGATGGATGGTAAGACCACAGAGAAAACTGATGGAGAAGCAGCTGGTGAGGTTGCTGAAGCTGTTAAGTCTGATGGTGAAGGTGAAGTAGCACCATCTACAGAGTACAAAGTTATAGACATCATTCTCACACCTGAAGACATAGAGTCCTTCTCAATGTCTATGCCTGAAGAAGGATCAGAGATGAGCAAAACAGGTGTTAACTTTGCACCAACTGGTTCTAGAGGTGAGTGGGACATGACCGACTACTCAGAGTTCATTGTTGTTGATTACCCACGTAGAAGGGGTGAAGACAAATACTTTGAGGCTAGTAGTTACAGAAGAAGCTTCTTGCAAGAATATGAGAAACGGATAACTCCAAACCTTGTATCACAAGAGAACTTTGCACAGCAGGTACGTAGACTCATTCAGATCAGAGCTAAGTCACAGACTCAGTACGGTGTTAAGAAAGGAAAGCTAGATCAGTCTCGACTGTCTCGTATCTGTTTCAATGCACCAGGCTTCAATGAGCGTGTGTTTAAGAACAAGATAGACAACAAGACACTGGATGCTGCTATCACAGTATTGGTAGACATGTCTGGTTCAATGGGTGGAGACAAAGTGCTAAACGCTTTGGCTTCTACATTACTTGTTAATGAAGTTTGTTCAACACTCAACATACCTCTTGAGATACTTGGCTTCACTGATGCTAGTGCAGGATTCTCAGAACCTAAACCATTGATGTTTGTATACAAAGGCTTCAATGATCTAAGGGTAAACGATGATAGCCTTAAAGAATATTTCGCTCTTAGTAGTGGGTTTATGGTTGGTAACCCCGATGGTGAGAATATTTTGTGGGCTTATGATCGTTTGAACAAGCGTAAAGAGAAAAAGAAGCTATTGATTGTGATGTCTGATGGTTGTCCAGCAGCATCAAAGTCATCAAGTGGCCTAGAGAAATTCACAGAGAAAGTAATCAAAGAGATAGAAGCATCAAAGTCTGTTGACATATACGGCTTAGGTTTATGTAGTGATGCAGTCACGTACTACTACAAAGCTAACAGTGTTGTCAAAGAACCACATGAAATCCCAAGTAAGTTGATTGAGTTAATAGAAAGGAAAATTCTTAAATGACAACCGTAGTAAAACCACCATCACCGAAGGTGGAAGATCTTGTTAAAAAAGCTTTGAAAGAAGCTCTTGACAAACGTAAACCACCTAAAGCAGCAGGAACATCAACAGATGTTTCACATGAAACAATTACAGAATGCGAAACAGTCGAAGAACTTATGGCAGGATCACCTACAACAGATCTTAAATCTAATCAAGTCTACCTCTCTGAGGTTATCGGTCAGAAAGTTGACCATGATTTTGGAATCACTGTGTTCCAAGAATCTGATTGGGATGAGCGTATAGCTGCATTTGTTCCTAGTATCAATTCAACCTATGTCATTGATCCAAAACTTGCCTCTGACATTCTTCAAGCATGGGAGTTAAATGAGAAAGTACTTTGCTTCGGTCCTACAGGGGCTGGTAAATCTAGTCTTATTGAGCAGTTGTGTGCTCGTACTTATCGTCCTTTTGTTCGGGTTAATTGCACTGGGGATATGGATTCCTCAATGATCTTTGGTCAGTTAACAGCTAAGGATGGTTCAACAATCTGGGTAGATGGTGCAGCAACAGAAGCAGTCAAGTATGGTGCTGTCTTTGCATGGGATGAGTGGGATGTAACTCCTCCAGAGATCTCAATGGGTCTACAGTGGCTCTTAGAGGACGATGGCAAGCTTTTTTTGAAGGAGATGCCAGGTAGTACCAAGGACAAGCAAATCATTCCTCACAAGGACTTTAGGCTTGTTGCTATTGGTAACACACAAGGTCAGGGTGATGACACAGGTGCTCATGCAGGTACTAACGTACAGAACTCAGCAACTCTAGACAGGTTTGGTACAGCAGTATTCGTTGACTATTTACCAGCAGCAGTGGAAGAAAAGATCATTACTAGTAAATACCCTACTACAGTAACAGGCAAAGCAGCTAAAGAACTGGTTAAACTAGCCAACCTTATTAGGCAAGGCTACAAGTCAGGTCAGTTTAGTCTTACTGTTTCACCTCGTACCTTGTTTGGTATCTGTAGGAAAGTCTCAGCAGGTTCTACTCTCAAAGCAGCATTTACGCTTGTATATCTAAACAAATTGAACGACACACAACGTAAAGTTGCTGGCGAGCTTTTTGCTAAGGTATATGGGTCATCAGAAAACACAATCTAAAACTACAAAACCATATAGTCCTCTTAGGAGGGCTATATATTTTGGGTTTTATAAATGATAAACAAACAGCTAATACTTAAAAATGCTCCTAGTAACATGGGGCAGCAGATCCATATTAACCATGATGGATGTTCAGCAGGTGTGGATACTAAACGTAGGCTATACATCAAACGTTCAGACAGGGGATTAGTAGCTTACTGCCACCATTGCAACGAGTCTGGCCATATTTCAGACGGACTATCCCAAGGCAGATTATTAACCTGGATAAGTAAAAAAGAAGATACAGGGTCAATGAAATCACCAGCTAAACCACAACTAGCAAAGCTAAGCATCGAAGGTGAAGTGTGGCTCAGAACAAACTACTGCAACACAGAAGACGATAACTTCCACGGCATAGAAGGGGAAAGGCACAAAGTAGCCTTAACCCTACACAACCCAGAACAACAGCCGATAGGCTGGCAGGTACGCAACCTAAAGGCAGAGCCTAAGTACATCACCTACTACACCAACAACAACGCCAAAGGCGAATCAAGCTGGTTCTACAAAGGCAATAAAACATTGGTCATAACAGAAGACTACCTCAGTGCTTACAGAGTACACAAAAACACAGGTCTTAGCTCCGTAGCGTTACTAAGAACAAATCTGTCAGACAGAACACTAGCTCAAATCTATGAGCTAGGCATTGAAACTATATTTATTTGGTTAGATCCAGATGAAGCAGGAATGGAGGGAACAACAAAGCTATACAAGAAACTAACACACTACTTACCAGACAACATAAATGTTGCCTTATTTGGCATAGATAAAGAACCCAAAGAATGCACACCAGCAGAGCTTGTGAGCATACTAATTTAAAGGAACAAAGTGAAAAACGGATATACACCAAGAGAGTTTGCATACTCAGTTGCAGTCGATCATTTGCATTATGTTATGAAAGCTATTCTATTAGGTCACTATGACGATGAATTAACGCCATCAGAACAAAAGGAAGTTGTATCTGCAATGACTAGGCTGCGATTTAGTCTCGTAGAAAAAGCAAAACTTGACGATACAGTAACTACATAAAGGAAACTAATGGACTACGATGTTCTATACCTTTGCGCTAAGAGCAAAGAGAACCTCTCAAAGTACAGGCGGTACATCAAACCGCATGTAGTTATGAAAGAAACCAATACCATCCTTGACGGGATGGACAAATACTACAAAACATTTCCCTCAGTTACAGAGTTTGCTTGGGACTCCTTCAGTGCGTTCCTAATAGCAGATCAAAGTAAACGTCTTACAGATGATTCCATTGTGAAGCTACGTATGATGCTTACCAAAGCAAAGACGTTTGTTCCACACCATGCACATGAAGAAGTAATCAAGACTCTTATTGAGTTAGACTACCTAGCCCTCATCATGGAGGAGTGTGAGAAAGTCAAGGAAGGCTCTAGTGATCTAGAGCACGTTCATATCATTGCAACCAACGCTCTTAAGGATGTCGAAAGGTACATAGAAAAAGATGAACTTTTTGTTAGTGCTGATCTGTCTGTTATTGCTGATCGAATTACTAGTAGCGGTTACGAGTGGCGTCTTGACGCGCTCAATAGGTCTCTTGGCCCTCTCCGTACTGGGAACTTTGTTATTGTGGCTGCTCGTGTGGAAGTGGGTAAAACCACTTTTCTAGCAAGCGAAGTCAGCTACCTAGCACAGCAACTACCTAAAGACAGACCTGTGGTCTGGGTCAACAACGAAGAAGAATCTTCAGTTGTGTTCTTTAGAATTGTTCAAGCTGCGCTTGGACAAGAAAGTAAGGTACTCATTGCAGACTCTAAGGCTGCTATGGTGTCATACACCACACTCATGGGTGGTGATAAGGACAAGATACGTGTTACTAAGGACATGAACAACGTGCGTGATCTTGAGACATTGTTTAGAGAAGTTAACCCAGGACTAATTATTTTTGATCAGCTTGACAAAGTTGATGGCTTCAAGTCAGACGAGCGTGAGGATCTTAAGCTGGGCAAGATATACAAGTGGGCAAGAGAACTTGCAAGATCGTATGGCCCAGTTATTGCAGCATCACAATTGTCTGCGTCAGCAGTAGAAATGAAAGATCCACCATTCATAGGCTTGGATGCACTGCGTGGCTCCAAGACTGACAAACCAGGCGAAGCAGACGTAGTGATAACAATCGGCAAGTACAAAGAACCAAAGAGTCCCGAAGAAGAAATGATTCGTACCATCAATGTTCCTAAGAACAAACTACCAGGAGGAGGAAGCAAACAAGTCGAGTCAGATAGACACGGACAATTTCTAGTAACCATCGACCCCATCAGGGCTAGATACGAGTAACCTTTTAAGAAAGATTTTGGAAAACCATGACCAAAACATTTATAGCTATTGATGTTGAAACAACACTCAATGGCAACAATGACGTAGGACTAGCTCATCCTATGCACCCAGACAACAGAGCTATTGCATTTGGATTGTGTGGCAGCACGGATGTAACCAATACATTTACCACATACGACATAGCAAAGTTTGAATACTTAATACGAGTACAAAGGCCAGATGCTTTTATCTGTGGACACAACATATCTTTTGATCTGATGTATCTCTACAAGACTAGCTCTGACTTGCAGTACGAACTACAACGCAGAATGATTTGGGATACACAGTTGGCAGAGTACATCCTAAGTGCTCAACAGACTAAGTTCTCAAGCCTCGATGAGTTGTCAATCAAGTATGGCTTGCCTATCAAAGACGATGGAGTTAAAAAATACTTTCAGGCTGGTCTTGGCTCTGACAAGATTCCACCTGAAGAACTAATCCCATATCTAGAGCAAGATGTTCAGAATACTGTACAGATTGCTATGAAGCAATATGGAAGAGCGATAGAACAAGATCAGCTACCACTCATACTCTCTCAGATGGAAGCGTTACATGCAACAACAGAGATGCAGTTCAATGGTCTGCACATTGACAAAGTAAAGCTTGATGAGTACACAGTAGAAGTTGTTAACGAGTATGTTGAATGCAAACTTGACTTGGAAGAGTTGTCTGTCAAACACGCAATCGAAGACATCAACAGTCCTAAGCAATGGTCACAGTTTTTCTTTGGAGGTAAGAAGAAGATACGTGTGAAAGAAGAAGTAGGTCTATACAAGAATGGCAAGACAAAATACAAGCTCATGGATAAAACCATAGATATAAAGCCATTCATCAGATACACACCAGATCCAGAAAAAATATCTGCTAAGACAGGTCAAGTATCTGTAGATGACTCTGTATTGAATGACATGCTCAAGCATACATTCGATCCAGAAGCCATCAAGATCATTGAGAAACTACTGGAGTATCGTGAGCTATCAAAGCAGCTCTCAACTTATGTACAAGGGCTTAGCAAGCATGTTATAGGTGACTTCATACATGGTAAGTTGAATCACACAGCAACTGTCACAGGTCGCTTGTCATCAACCAATCCTAATTTACAAAACATTAGCAACAACCCTATCAAACAAATCTTTAATTCAAGGTTTAATGATGGTGTGATTGTCGAGGTTGATTTCAATCAACTAGAAGTTGTAGCTCTAGCACATGTTACTAGAGACACACAGCTCATCTATGACATCAAAAGAGGAGTTGATATACACAGTGCTCTGTATGAAGCTATGTTCGGTAGACTACCAACCAAAGAAGAGCGGAAACCTTTCAAGGCTAGAACGTTTCAGCTTATCTATGGTGCAGGTGCTAAGGCTATCAGCAAGCAAGCAGGTTGTAGCTTAGATGAAGCTAAGAAATTTGTGGATGTGTTCTACACACGTTATCCACAGGTAGGTGAATGGCACACTAAGTTTGCAGAAGATGTGGAGAGAAGCTCAACTTATGAGCTTGACGAACATGGCTTTCGAGAGAAAGTAAAAACGTTTGTTTTAAACACTGAGACTGGACGTAAGTTTTTGTTTAAGGAGTATTTTAATGAGAGTAGTTGGTCTTCTAGGACTTACAATTTCAGCCCCACTGAGTTGAAAAACTACCCTATCCAAGGTCTAGCAACTGGTGATATTGTCCCAATGATGTTGGGTATTATCTTCAGATGTTTAGAAAGCAGAGATAACGTGAAGATGGTTAACACCATACACGATTCTCTAATGTTTGATGTCCAAGCAAGTGCAGCGGACGGTTTTATAAAGGAGATAACAGGAATACTTAAAGACACACACAAGTATTTTGAAGAAAGATTTAAAGTGCCATTGGCTCTGAAGCTCAATGCAGGAGCGTCAATTGGTAAAAATTGGTTTGATATGAAAGAACTTTGATATGACAATGATGACAGGCATCGTGGAAGCAATTTCCACAAAAGACGTAAACACTAAGTTTGGCAACAAACCTACTTACTCTCTTAAAGTTAACGGCACATGGGTAAAGTGTGGGTTTAAGAATCCTAATGCAGGTGCAGGAGATGAGGTAGAGTTTGATGGCAACACTGGTACTTATGGTCTTGAAACCAAAGCAGTCAATGTATTACGTAAAGGTGCTGGAACACCAGCTCCAGCTGCTACTAGTAACACTACAACCGCAGTACCTAGAACAACAGGTAGTGGCTATGCAGCTAAGGTGTTTCCTATCCCAGCTTTACATGGAGATCGTGCTATTGTTCGTCAGAACGCACTAGCTCGTGCTACAGATATTTACATTGCTGCTCGTGGAGGCAAGCCTTGGGAGTTAGATGCAAGCAATCTTGACTTTGTTATTTCTCTTGCTCGTAAGTTTGAAGCTTACACAGCAGGTGACTTAGACATGGCTGAAGCTATTGCAGAGAATGAAGAAGTGCAAGAATAACTAGGGAAAGCAGTTGCCTAGTTTTATGGGGCTGTTAAGCCAGCATTCGAGGATGTCAACGTAGGGGGTTTTCTGGCTTTCTGCCCTACCTAGTTGAAGACTAAATCGTAGCCCCATTTTTTTATAAGGAATATATGCGAGCACTAATAGACGGAGACATAGTTGTTTACCGTGGAGCAGCATCAGCTAATGAGGATGAACAATGGATAGCTCAAGCCAGGGCTGACCAGATGATTCAAGACATACTAGCTGATACAGGAGCAACGTCTTACAGCGTTTACCTAACAGGTAGTGACAATTTCCGTAGGGAGATAGCACCTAGCTACAAAGCTAACAGACCAGACGAGCGACCAACACACTGGCAAGCAGTACGAGAGTTCCTAGTAACACAGCACAAAGCAATCATCTGTAACGGCTACGAAGCAGACGATGAGATGGGCATACAACAAGACAAGGAAGGTGGAACAACAGTCATTTGCAGCATAGACAAAGATTTATTACAGATCCCAGGTAAGCATTACAACTTTGTAAAGAAAGTATTTACAGAAGTAACCTCGGATCAGGGTTTAAAGTTTCTCTACATGCAGAGTCTGATTGGAGATCGTAGTGATAACATCATTGGCGTAGCTGGCATTGGTCCAGTAAAGGCAGAGAGAGCACTAGAAGAGCTGTTGCCTGAAGAGTGGTACGACAAGTGCCGTGAACTCTATAGCGATGATGAACGATTCCATCTCAACATGAAGCTGCTATACATCTGGCAGAAACCCAACGATAGTTGGGAACCACCAATCACACAACAGGAACAACATGACTAAAGATATAAACATGCAGCACATGACCATGACAGAGTATGTGGCTATAGCTCTGCTCAGCGAACTTGCATTTAAAGATGCAGTTCTAAAGATGATTGACCAGAAAGAGATAACCTCAACCAAGGTTGTTGAAACTTGTTTCACCTGGGCAGATGTATTTATGCAAGTAAGAGCTGCACGTTATGCCAAGACCAAGGAGGCATAGTCCAGCAGGATACCGCAGCGGCTTAGAAGTTAGATTCCAAGCAGCTTGCGAAGCAAAGGGATGGAAGCTAGGGTACGAACAAGACAAAATCAAGTACGTAATACCTGCAAGCAACCATACCTACACACCAGATTTCACTGTTACTAGTAACGTACACATAGAAACAAAAGGTCTATGGACTGGTACAGATAGGAAGAAAGCTGTGCTTATCAAGCAACAGCATCCTGAGATAACGATCCTTTATGTGTTACAGCGCAACCAAGGACTGTCAAAGAAAAGTAACACCACTTACTTGGACTGGGCAGCTAAGTATGAACTAGACGCTTGTGTGTTCTCAGACACTGAGCATTGGCAAAACTTTATTATGAAACATTTACCATGAAACTATCTTTTGAAGCATCAGACAACAACAAAATTATCATTACAGAACTACTTGAAAAATGGAAAGAACATGAGAAGAACATGAACAAAGAGTCAGCTCTTGAGTACATAGAGAAACTACAACAATCTAAAACTAACCAACAATCACTAGCAGCATAGTGATCCCAACAAGAGATAGCCCATCCCCAGTAATATTAGAGTCACTCTGGTTTGCTGGGTTTATTAAACAAGACGAGAAAGAAAATGAAATACGATCCTGACAACATTGATCACTCAGAGTTACGTGCTAGAGATTTCTATGAAAAACGTACACGCTACCAGTTAATAGCTCATCCAAATTGTCGTGACCCAGATCACCCAGGATGTGATAAGTGTGATGACGATACCCAAGATTACGAAGACGATGAAGATGACATCCAAAAATACAAATGAAACAGTCTAGACACACCAAGATTAGGAACCTCATACTAGCATCCCCAGATGGGATGACTACTAACCAATTAGCTAAGGCTCTAGGATCTAGCTACAAGAGTATGCAACACACCATGAACAGTGTCTGGGGAGTCTATGTAGACCGATGGCAAACAGTGCCTCGTAAAGGGCAATACGCAGCCGTATGGATGTGTGTTGAAGTACCACCAGACACACCCTACCCAGAAGATGGGATTTCACCTAAACCTCAAACCGAATGGAGAAAGCCATGATACCTACACTCCCCGAAGAAGATGAAGTGTTCAACGACATAGAGCGTTTAAGCAATGTTAGAAAAGAAATGTTGCGTACCCCACACAAAGAGGCTAAATTGATAGCTGAAGTAACAGTACTAACTGAGATGGTACGAGTGTTGTCTGGCAGAATTAAAGAATTAGAGGACAAATACAATGACAAGTTTGTGGCGTAAGAAAAAAACTAGCGACAAAGTTGCGACAGATGTTCACCATAATGAACAAAAACACGACAATTTGTCCGATCCACTGGACTTATTGCATCAAGAAAATGTTCGTTTGGGCTTGTACGAAGATGTTTATGATTTAAGTATCAAGTCAGACAATTTAAGTATCAAGTCGGAGAAAGCAATGCGTGAAGTGCAAAGATTAGGTCAGGAAATACAAGGAGAACACATGATATGGGTAGACCCACCAGAGGGATGGAAGTTTGGCTTTCCCGCCATATACGACCCTGAGAAAGATGGTCAGATGAGCGAATGGATTGTCAGAAAAGGCTATCCACTTCTGACAATTAAGGAATATGGCGATTCTTGGGCAGTCAGGTGTTGGCCTGTGAAAATGAAACCTTCCGATGAGTCTGATTGAAATTTCATGCAAATTATCTTTTGTTATCCACCAAGTGATAAATATCCCGATAGGGTTATATTTGCACAAAAACACTCTTAGATGATAAAAAATGTCCTGATCGGGTCATTTAACATAAAAAATGCACGATAACAGTCTTAATGTTAAATAGGAGAAAGTATGTTAGAAACAGTTTTGTGGGTAGTGTTCTTAATTATGTTTGGCGCAGTAGCTGCCATCGCTACATTTGTAGCAATCTTTATGCTATCGGAGGATAAATGAAAATAACTATCGAATTTGATGACTTAATCGAAGCAAAACAGGCTATCCATGCACATGATGTGTGGACAGCCATGTTAGACATCAATCAAGCAATACGCTCACATACTAAACACGATGTTTCTGAAAAACAGACAATAGCCAATATTCAGGAAATCTTGTCAGATGTAAGCCAGTTGCTTTACTCTTGATCTTCGTCTTCTTCTTCTTCTTCACTTTCGTAGAGAACCCATTCGTCTAACTCTGGAACATAAATCCAAGTCAGACCATCTTCATCTACAAAAGACAGTTCATCATCTTCTTCTACTTCCCAGTTGCACTCTTCTTGTTCTGCAATGAACTCTTGTATAAGAGCTATTTTGTTGAAGTCATTAGTCTCAATGACGATTTTCTCGTCCCAACCCAATTCAATCTCAAGTTTATACATATAAATCCTTTTAAACATTAATGATTTGACCTCTGAATTCCACCTGACCATCATCCCACTTGTGAACTAGCTCAGGCCATAACAGTTTCCCATCAATAAATGTCAGAATTGCGAAACCTGACCTATGGTTTAGAGGATTATCTTCACCATAGCTAAACTGAGGACCGTATGGTTCTGCCAGTGTACCTGTATCAACTCCAAACCTATTGCCGTTGTAGTCAGCGTAAGGAGTAACTTTAAGGCTGTGAAGGTGTCCAGTAACAATAGTCTTTCCTGCACCGATAGTATTATTATGGGTGGCATGTATACCACTTTTGTATCTATGTTTAATAACCACATCATCCGTAGCCCAGCAGGTCATACAGAACTCCCAAGTTGGGAAATGGTCTTCTAATTTAAACCCATAGGTTTCGGCAAACTGGGGAGCATTAGCAGCTAACCTAGCATTGAACCTAGCATCATGGTTACCCCATGTATACACTAATCGGACATTGTGTCTAGCTTCCTTAGCTGCTTCTTCTATTTCTCCCAAGGCTTCTTTACAAGCTTTAAGTTCTTCTACAACTGAAGGTTCTTTGTTACTAGTAACCCCGCTAGGAGGATGACGGCTGATAGAAGCACCATCAAGAGCATCACCATTACATATCACAGATGTAGGTTTAAACTCTTTAATAGCCCATAAAAGAGCGTTAAAGGCTGTAGTGCGAATGCCAGGCCAAAAGTGTGCATCACTAAACACAATCACAGTGCCATTCAATACACCTAGTTGTTTGCGTTCATACGCTGATTGTGGTCTTTCAGGTCTACCATGAGGATTCTTGGCTTCTAATAACAGACCATATTTAGTCTCTAAATTGGCTCTACGCCTCTGAAGAGTTCTTATATTACCCCCTATAAGTTTATGTATAGCGGCAGCAGATTTATGTGTTTTCCACAACTCCATAAACTCAGCATCAGATATATTTGGGGTTGTCATCATTACTCCAGTTTTAATCGCCAGTAACTTGTGTGTTTTGTCATCCAAGGATTAGTTGGATCAAACATCTTGAAACCACAAGAGATAAGAGAATTTGCAGAAGCAGGGTTGTCGTAGGTGCTAGTGATTAACCAGTTCATTTTGAGAGCTTTTGCTTGTCTGATGCGCACCCGAATAAACTTCTTCTGTAACCCTTGTCCACGATGATCAGCCACAACACCACAACGTACAAGGTAACCGCAATCAGACCAGCGAGAAGAATAAACAAGACCTGCGAAACCACAATCCACGCCATCCTTAACAGCAATCCACCAATATCCATTATTTGTGTCATACGGTTTATCAGAAGGTAGGCACTTCTTTTGAAGTACCAACAATCTCGTATTAGTTTCGGGTTGACGAACATCTACACGCTTGATTTTCATAGTGCGTATTAGATGCTGACAATGTGAATGATTTATGAATAAGCCCGTGTACCAGCCTTATCAATAATCAACGCTTGTTTGCGTGGTGTGCCTGAAGGTGCATTAGGAACAGATATATGTGTCCAAGAATCAAACTCACGAATGATCTGGTCATAGGCTATTGGAGAACCAATGATTGCTTTAACTACTTGGTCTGGAGACAGACCAGGAACACGTATGTCAGCCGCACAACCAACTCTGTGCTGTGATGTGTCTTTTGAACCCACAGCGTCATTTACGGCTTTTGACCGAAATGCAGAGTTAACCATGATCGGCTTGCCGTCTAACAAGTCTTTAACTTTTTCAAGCATCTCAGCCAAACGCTTAAGGTTGTTAATCTCCGTGCTATTAGGAACATTCTCAATAGTACGGTGATCAGTATGAGTCAACTCTTCAAGAGTAAAGTGTGGAGTAAGTTGCATATTAATGTTTGTGGCTTGCACCAAAGTAGTAGGAAAGAACCATAACCAAAGCACCATCTAAGGTGCCTAGTACACGAATAATAATCTCACGCATCTCATTGGGAACAACGTGAGTCAATAAGTGATATTGAATGAGTCCCCATGCAATCACCACAACAAGAGCGAGGATAGGAGTAACAGATTTGTTAAGTAAAGGAGTGTTCTCACTAGTAGCCAAAGCTGCTTCGTTCTTACGAGCAGAGTCTCTGTCTGCTGCATCTAACTTAGCGTACTCTAACTCTAGCTCTGCTATCTTTTGAGCAGCAGCTGGATCGCCCGCAATAGCTTTTGCAACAGCATCCACGGAATCAGAAACGCCAAATTTACTAGCCAAAGCGGTAACAGCAGCACCACCCAAAGGACCAGCCACAACAGTTGCCAACGTGGGTGCAATACCCTTGAGTAAATTGAATAAGTCATTCATTTATTTCTCCAACAGATTTCAGCTTGTTTTTTATAGTAGTTAGCTCGCTTGTCGTGCTCACGCACAAACCAAGTTGCACACCCTACCACCACAACGATAAGTATGGTCACAACTACCATCACAGCAATTTCCCATATCAATATCCCCATCGCCATTTCCTATCGTATTCTACTAACCAAGTTAATAACCAAATAGAAATGCACACATAAACTAGTGCAATTACACCAGCTATGTATATATGTACTTTCTGTTTGATTCTTTTAAGACGTTCTTGTCTTTTTAACTCAGCCTGTCTAAGGGCTTGTTTATGTAGCAGCTCAAGCTCTTGTGCTTCGTTAATGAGCTTGTCTCTTTCTTCAAGTATTTCTACCCATAAGTCAGGCATACCTAACTCATAACGCACCATGTGCTCTAGGTCTTTGTAATATTGCCTAATCTCTCTAACGTGCATTACGTTATCGATAGCTTGCATTGTTACATTTTTAACCTTACCTTGCTTAGCAAGTTCCTTTGTTTCTTCTTGCTTCTCTTTATAGTCTTGTTCTAGCTGATCTTGACCGTGAAAGAATTTCGAGAGTAACCCACCGACTTCACCAGCAATACCTGCAACCTCACCGCCAGTCTTCTTGATGTCTTGGTACGCTTGAACTGCCGTCTTGATTCCTTCGTAGGCAAGTTT